GCAAAAGGTTGTAGCTGATGTTAACCTTCCTGAATTCATACGCACTGCCCCCTCTGCCTTTGATGCAGAGAATTTGACTCAGACCTTTGCTAAGCTCAAGGAATTAGGCTGGCCAGTCAATGTCGCTGTCCGCGAGTTTGAGGACAATGAATATACTATTGATTTCCCGGGTTGGGGTGCTGCATCTGTCGACTTCAAACAGGGTATTCACCGATTGCAGACTTTTGTCGATGAGCAGCTAGCCTCTTTTGAGCGCGATTCAGAGAACATATATCGTCGATCAGAGAGTTATGCCAGTTTTGCTAATGAGATGAAGGCCACTTCACGGTATTTTAAAAATGTGGATTATCAATTTGCAGACCTCGCCACCACTGAGCTTTGGGAGCTCATTGGCACGATTTTCGAAAACTCCAAGTTGACTCCATTTGGCACCATCATCAATAAATGGGAGAAGAAGTATGGCCTCGGGGTTTTCTCAAAGAAGAGTGGTAAATTTGGCGACAGGAAAACATCTCGCCGGGAATTTTACAATAGTCTTGGCTCCACAGCCTACCAGAGATTCGTTAATTTTAAGAATCTTTGGGCTGAGACATTCTTCTGGGCTCCTGGAATGGTTCCTGTTGCCCCTGTTTCTATCAAAGGCGAGGCTCTACCTTCCAAGAAATGGGCTCTCGACAAGGTCAGAACAATTATTGGGGCGCCTTTGTCCCATTATATTGTTTCCACTGTTTTCAATTATGCTCCTAATCACAATTTCAAGTGGCAAGATGGTCCAATCAAAGTTGGATTGCCTCTTACTGGGGCCGGTATGTCCAATGTTTACGCACGCCACTCGGCCATGGATGTTCATGTTGCTGGTGATTGTTCAGAATTTGATTCCACTTTATCAGGTGTTGTGCTTGAACAGATCAAAGCCATTCGTAAGATGGGATTTGCTCAGCACAAGGACAAAGACAGGATTGCCCGGCTGATAGATATTGAATATCGTAACATATCTGAGCAGCTCCTCGGTCTCACATCATCTGGCAAGGTCATGCGCAAGGGCACTGGACTCTCAACTGGTCACTCGTCTACGTCCATGGACAATTCTATTGGTATGGGTGTCCTATACCTCATGGCCTGGAAAGAAATTACTGGGCTGAGTGCCAAGGACTTCAAGTTCTTTAATGAGTTGTCAGTCTATGGCGATGATCACATTTTATCATGGCGGGCCGATGCTCCTCCGTCTTGGACTTTCCCAAATATCCAAGCAGTTATGTTGAAATGGGGCATCACGAACAATCTCGAATCTGCGCCCTCTGCGGGACTTGAG